ATGCAGGTGTTACTTCTCTTAGTGTTAGGGACCGGCGCGGCCGCAAGCGCCTCACCAAGTGCGGCAGCCAACTCTACAACCACACCTGACCCCGGCTTTTGGGCCGAAGTGGGCTTGGGCTTCTCTGGCTTCGGCAAGTCCCTGAAGGAGAATATCCAGAAGGGCTTGCGCGACGCCATAGCGGCTTGTGGTCCCACGGCAGCCCCAAGCGCGGACTGGGGTAAAACCCAGTTCGACAAGGCTGGGAGTCGACTGACCACCTGGTGGAGCGGACTTGGCTCGGTGTTTCAAACGTGGCGGCACAACATCACCGCCACACACAAGCAGCTGACCTGGAGTTTCGCCACCTGGGTCGCGGGCCTCGGTGGGTATGACATCGGCGGCCTGGTGGCTCAGGCGGCCGCTGCTCCTATGGCCCAGTCTGCTGATCCGCCTACTACGGCGGTGCCGGCTGACGAAGCTTCGCTTGCTTGGTTTGTCTTTGGTTTCTTGGTCCTCTTTCTGGCTTTCCTCTGTGGCGCGGTCGTGGCGCACTGGTTCCGCTGCCCCCGACACCGGCGGCGTCTACCGGGCCCGCACCGTGCTGATCCTGCCCCTCCTGTCGCCCTGTACGCGATAGCTCTGCTGGCTCTCTGTTCTGTGGTTGACGGTTCACGCACGAATCGCCTCCTGCAGAGTAGCAGGGCCTGTAGGGTTCCGGACATGGGCCTCCTCTTTGGCAACTGCTGTAACGAGACGGACATTGTGTGGTGCACTGGTTGGGTGTGTTGGACTGCGCCAGGGTGCTCCGTGTGCACGGAGCGCGATGGTTGCTGGACATCCATCGGTGGTGGCGTCTCTGTCAGGCCGGCGACTAGCTCGGCCGAGGCAAAGCGCGAGGCGATGGACCTTTTCGGGTTCGTTGGCTGGTGTGGAGTCTTGGCTGAGGGGTTGGGCCTGGGCGAGTACTACGCTGCGGGGCTCGTGGCGGGGGTTTACCTTGTCGGTGGATCCCGCGTCCCGGACCTTGTTTGCAACGTCACTTGCCCTCAGGCAGAGGACTCTTGGTGGTGGCGCAACGCGCCGACCTTGGCCGCGCTTTGGACTTTCGTTCAGGCTGTGCCGGCTGCGGTGTGGTCTCTTATCGAGGCCATGCCTCTTCTCTTTGGCAGCTACATTCTTTTCTCTCTGGCCTGTGGCCGCTGGGTCCAGGTCGTTCTCCTCCTTGTTTCTGTCCCTGGTGCTCTGGGCGCTTGCCCGGTCACCTTTAGGGGCTTGACGGGGGGGTCCACTACCGCCTGTAGGCCCGAGGACTTCGTAGGTAACAACACCATCTGCGACTGTCCCTTTGGCTTGGTGGTGCGCAACTTCAACTCCACCTACAACTACTTGGATTTGAACTTCTCTTGCCCTGAAAACTTCTTCGGCCACAATGAAATCTTCTGGACGTGCGGCTGGGGGTCCTGGTGGTGGCAACACAACAACGTGGAGCGCCCCTACTCGCACCCCTACATGCCGCCGTCACCTTTCACGGCTATCTGCTATCTGACCACTAACCGCACGGAGATTCACAACGGTTCTCTCTTAGTCTACAGCTCTGGTTACGGCTTGGACAACCTTGGTGGGGCCCCCATCACGACTTGCATCCTCGACCGGCGGCCCGACTTCTGTGGCGACTGCTTAGGTGGTTGCTTCTATGAGGACGGGCGTCATGACAGGGGGTTTGGCGTGTGTGGAGGCGGCGTGCGGGACGGGCCGTGGTGGTTCCTCCCTCTCGCCACACTCCGCTTTGGTGGCTGGTTCACGCCCGAGAAGTCGTGGGTGGTTCCTGACGACACCACCGCGCGGCGCTTGGCGTCCAAGTACCGTGAGGGTGTTGGTTGCGGGGTGGTCAGTGGTCTCATTAACTGCTGGTTATGCAACGTACCTTTCACCACCACGGGAAATGCGACTCCACCTGACGGGTTGTGGTACCCTCTGCCTGGCGAGCCCACGGACATCTGCGTGAACCCCCAGCGCCGGAAGCAGTCTCTGCCATGGTCTCCTGGGTGGTACAGCGCTCTTGAGTTTGCCTCTGATCTTATCACGGGCAAGCTGGTTTGCCAGGCCGTTCCTGGACATTTCCCAGTTTGTGCTCACTCTGCTTGGTTTCCAAGGGACGGTGGTTTCGTGGTCATCTCTGAGGACACGCAGGTCTTCGGGGGTGGTCCGCGGATTCTCCGTTCCTTCTTAGGCTTGCTGGTCGCCCTGGTTGTGTTCATGGCCACGGCGGGCGCGCGAGTCGTTCCTGCCCTGCTGATGCTTTCTGGCTTCATTGCTTTTGGCTTCACATGTTACCCTCCTTGTGCTTACGCTGTCTGCAATTACTACTTGTGTTGGACCTCTGGCTCATGTGCGGTGTGGGTTGAGGGCTCGCTGTGTGTCGGCAACGGCACCGTAGCGTGGTGCGGCTCAGGCGCCTTCCTACCTGGCGCTGCCGTATCAGCTCTCGCCCCTGCCTACGTGGTCTGGGCTGGCTCGGTCGTGACGGGCGCGCCGCGCCCCTCGGCGCTTTGGGTGACTTGGCAGGCTCTCAAGCCTGTTGAGCCCGCCCTGCGCGACGTGGTGGTGTGTGGTGCCCCCGGAGTGGCTGGTTCGGCGTGGTTCGACGCTGCTTCTCTAGCCTTCCTGCTTGCTCTGGGCTTGCTCCCCGTCGCTTGGCGGTGGGCTTGTGCCAGTCTGGCTTTCTTTTCAACTTTCAGGTTCCGTTCCCTGTTCCCTGTGCGCTGGTTGTCGGTGGCTTTGCACATGTCTATGGGTTCTCCCCCTACGTGCTTGGCCATTCTGGCTGTCGCGTGGTGGTTGTGGGCCGCGGTGCCGGGGGCTGAGGCGGCCCTCTCTCGGCCGGTGATCGGGGGGCCCGCCCTGGGGTGGGCTCTCCGCTTCCCGACGTGGGTGGAGGCTGTCCTTGGTTGCCTGTGCGTCTTGGCTTACTTCCGCTGCGTAGGACGTGCTCGCTTAGCCGCCTTGGCCGCGTACAAAATCTCGCGGGGCCTCGGGGGTTTCCTCTTGCTGTCCTTCCTTCTTACGCGGGGCCCCGATCGCGGTGTCTTGGGGGCTGAGATCTGCTTCCCTCTCTTTGAGGCGGATTGGTCCCTTGACGACGCTTGGTGGTTCTGCTCCATTTCTTTTTCTTCGGCTCTTTTCCTCTGCGCCCTCTACACGCCACTGGGCCGTCGGGCAAAGCTGCGGCTGTACGCCAGGTGGTGCCGAGTGTACTGCTGGTGTGAGTTCGGCCTGTCCGTCAGCCCTCTCGGTGTCTACTCGCAGCACCTAGGGGGCGTCGGCTGCCTGTGGCTCGTCGCCGGGGTTGTCGCCCCGGTGCCGACCACGTGGGCTGCCGTCACCGTGGTCTGCGCGTGTGGTACGTTGGACCTCATCGACTGGCTCTTCGAGGTGGTCCTGTGCTCTCGCCCGAGCACTTCAATGTTGGTGGCGTGGGCCAACACCTGCCACGCGTGGTTTAGCGACGCTGAGCTGAGGGCCTTCCTGCGGCGCAGGTGGCTCGCTGGCGAGGTGTTGTACGACCACTGTGGGCAGATCGCTGCCGACCTCCGTGACCGCGCCGTTGACTTGGGATACACGCTCGAGCCTCTCGCTCTGGGGCCGGAGGACCTTCGTGCTGTGCATGACGACTCCTTCGTCCTCACATGCGGGCGGTGGTACGGCGGTAGACCTGTTGTGGCGCGTTGCGGTGCTTCTGTCTTGATTGGGCAGGCCCAGTCCGTCGAGTCTCTACCTCCAGGGTATACCCTCACAGCCCCCTTTGTCACGGTGCGCAGGGACATTGGGTGGTTGAGCATTCTGAAGGTGTCTATGACTGGCCGCTCTGACACACCGGGCCAGGGTCAGATTGCTTCTTTGCGCACAGCTCTCGGTACATCAATGGGATGTGGTGTGTCTGGCGTGCTCTACGCTACATTCCACGGCACCAAGGGTCGAGCCCTTGCGACACCTCAAGGCCCTCGGAGCCCATTTTGGACGTCACCATCCGAGGACGTGGTCTGCTACCCCTTGCAGCCACCGATGACGTCGCTGGATCCGTGTGGGTGTAACTCATCTTCGCGCTGGGTCTTGACCAGGGCTGGTTCCTTGGTTCACGGCACGGCGCACGGTGAGGATCGCGTCCACTTGGATTGTCCCACGCCCATCAATAAGCTAAAGGGTGCCTCCGGTACTCCGGTACTGTGTGACTGTGGGCACGCCGTCGGTATGATGGTTGGGGTCAGTGGCCGCTCCGGCGTCGGGGAATCCGTGCGCTTCGTGGTACCATGGAGGGTGCAACCCGGCGATGTCAAGCCCGCTGCTCTGCCTGAGTTTCCGACGGTGCCGTCCAAAGGGTACAAAGAAGTCCCGTATATTGCTCCGACGGGGTCGGGAAAGTCCACCAAGTTCCCTGCCAAGTTGGCTCAAGACGGGCACAGTGTGTTGGTACTGAATCCAAGCGTGGTGACCACCAAAGCCATGCACGGGTACATGAAGCAGTTGACTGGCAAAGCGCCCAATACCTACGCTGGTACGGGGCGTGGAGCCATGCAAGTCAAAACCGGCAGCAAAATTACCTACGCAACTTACGGCCGATTCTTGGTCAACCCACAAGGGTTTCTCCAGGGAAAGGACGTCGTGATTTGCGATGAGTGCCACGCAACGGACGGTACGTCTGTGTTGGGCATGGGGGTGGTGCGGTCCCTTGCGCAGGCGCAGGGGGTCAAACTCCTCGTGTTCGCCACGGCCACTCCGCCTGGGACACAGTTTGCTGCCCACAAAAACATCACCGAGGTGGCCCTTGGGGGGGACGGCGACGTCCCCTTCTACGGGCTGAGCCTTAAGAGTGAAAACTACCTCAAGGGCCGGCATCTCATCTTCTGCCAWTCGAAGGTGGAGTGCCAGCGTGTGGCGGAGGAACTGGCCCAGCGGGGGGCGCACACGGTCACGTACTGGCGGGGGAAGAGCCAGGATTGCCTGACGCCTGACGCCGACCTCGTCGTTGTGGCCACGGACGCCATCTCCACTGGGTACACCGGGAACTTCGCTACCGTTACAGACTGCTGCAGCGTGGTGCAGGAGGATGTGGACGTTGACTTGAATCCAACTTTTTCAATAGGCGTGAGTGTTGGCCCGGCCGATGCGGCCCTCCGCATCCAGCGGAGGGGGCGTTGCGGCCGTGGCGCGCCTGGTACTTACTATTACACTGTGAAAGGCGCCCCACCCTCGGGCGTCTGCGGTTCGTCCGTCTCGTGGGCAGCCGCTGAAGCAGCTTTCATGTGGTACGGGATGCTAGATGCCGACGTGACCAGGTACCTGGAGTGCTACCAGGAGTGCCCCTACACCGCAAGGTTACAGGGGGCTCCGGGTGACGCTGTCAGGGTCCTGGGTTGCTTGCGGCCCTACTTCCACTGTGCAGAGGTGACACAGGAGGCGTTGCGTGACACGCAGTGGCCCATGCTGACTGGCATACAACGTCACGTGTGCTTGGAATCGGGGTCTGCTGCGCCGAGCGACGACGTTCGCTGGCAAGGTGTTAATGGTACTGGCTCTACTCCTCTGCTCTACCGCTTGGGCACGGTCACGGTGCCCACTACCTCACATCCTTTAGCTCTAAAAATGGCAGCTGCTTTAGGCGACACCTCTTACCACGACGTCTCATTGGGTCCGATTTTGCTCGCCGGAGCCGCAATCGCCGCTGCTTGCGCGGTGGCGGATGCGACTGGCGTGCTGGTACTAGCGGGCACATGGGAGGTTTGTGGGGGTGGCGCTCCAGTCTATCCAGGGGGTTCCCTGGAGACACAGGGTGAGGTGGCGGGCTCCGAGCCTATTCCAGCTGACGCTCTGCAGGAGGTCGTCACCTCATTAGACTGGACGTTCTTGACCACCGTCTGGGGGGCCTTGGCTTCGGGTGGTACCCAGGCGTTAGAGGGAGCCCAGCGGTTTGCGGCCTCCGCTGGGTGCTGGTGGAATGAAAAGGTCGTGCACCTAGTGCACGGAATCCCTACCCAGGGACCCGGAGCCCGTGTGCTGGGTTTCTTGGAGCAACACTTGACTGCTCTGCTTGCTGGTGGCTTAGCTGTGTCCTCAGCGCGCTCGAGCCCTCCTTTCGCTGCGCTCGCTGGCCTCGTCTGCGGCGCCGCCGCGGCTGTCCCACAACCAGTGGTATGGCTGTTGGTGTGCGCGGCTACTGCGGCTAGTAGCATGGTGGGAGGCCCGGTTGCGGGGGCTGGCGTGGGCGCTGGCGTGTGGCTGGGCAGCATGCTTGGCGGCCTCTCGTGGGTTGACATGATCCTCGGGGTGGCGGCTGGGTATGAGGCCTGTGTCTCATGCTGTGCGCTTGTGCTGGACCTCTTCGATGGCCGAGTCACGCTTGCTAACGCTTTGCCTTGCTTGGCGGGCCTACTGTGCCCCGGCTCTGCGCTCGCCGGGGTAGCGATGGCCCTCATCCTGCGCTCAGCAGCGACTGGTGACGTCACTACCTGGATGAACCGGTTGCTAAGCATGCTTCCTAAATCTAATGTTCTTCCCGACGGCTTCTTTGCCGAAAAGAAGGACATCAAGCTGGGAGATATGGTACGCTCATTGTCCCTTGTGCAGAGGATCCGGGCCATGTGCGAGGCGACAAAAGAACCCGAGTACATTTACACAAGCGCGACGTGGGTCGGGCGGCTCATTGAGTTTGCCGGCGTCATCGTGCGCATGCTGCTAGATTTTGCGGGACGGTGGCTGCCGAACCCGCTGCCGCGGTTCCCAATATACTCCTGCCAGGCCCCGTATCGGGGTCCATGGGAGGGCGTTGGGTCTGCGGTCACGCGGTGCGGCTGTGGCCGGTCCGTAACCTTAACCGTGCGGCCAGGTGGTGGGCCCGTGGTGGAGGCGTCATCTTTCTGTAGCTCATCTTGGGGAGACCCGAAAGGGTTCCCTATAAACCACACCACCAAATACTCGGGTACTTTGCTTCCTTGTGTCCGGGACGCCCAGGACGTCACATTCCTTGTGGGACTCGGGCACGTGGTTAGGCTGGTGGGCGATGGTCTCGACTGGTATCTCCAGGAGACGTCGCTCGCTTCGCTGAGCACGGGCCTGATCCTCTCTGCGTGTGTGCGTGGGCCCATCGAGGTGGCGGGTAAGCTGGTGTCAACCCGCATCGGCCAGCTCACCACCGGGCGCTTCGTCCCGGGGCAGTCAGTCATCTACAACGGGCTGCCCGTAACTCTACCTCATCGCCTGTCCTTTAATGTGAAGTTTCCAAACATGCCCTTTGCCCCCAGCCTCCTTCCACAAGTACCAGATGACGGGGAGGGCCTGGCTCCCGCATTGGGGGAGCCCGTGGAGGGTGCCCTCGAAGCAGCAGAAGACGCAATCAAAGCTGCTGATGCGGTGGTAGCTACGGCTGTGCCCCTGATGGAGAAGGCTTTTGAGGCTCGTAGGGCAGCCGAATTGGCTGAGTGGACTGCCCGCGAGAAAGGCTTGGGGAAAGTACTGGGTCGAAACATGGTGGCTCAGTACGCGGTACGCTCCGGCGCTCTCGACCCGGAGGTGCTCGAGTGGCTCGACAGCCAACCAGACGCAGTAGGCCCGCCTGAAAAGGCGGCCTCTGTAAAGGTGAAGCTTGAGGAGTCGCGCGTGCACCCGGGTCTTAGTGCGGAGCCCATCACCGAGGGCTTCAGTGCCCCAACTGGGCCCGAGGATGTGGGAGCCATGGCTGGCGCGCTGAGGCGTGGTGTTGGTGTCGCCACCGACCTCGCAACGGGGGCCGTATCGGCCATCATGCGGGGTGTGGTGCTCGGCACTCGCACCATTCTTGGCGCGCAGCGCGTGGCGTCAAAGGTACGCGTGGAGGAAGTGGTGCCGGGCGCGCTCTCCACGCCAAAGGTTAATGTTCTGGTTACTTGGTTCTGTGACGGACACCGGCAGGTGGGAAGGGTTTCCGTCCCGGAGGACCACACGGTGGCGGAGGCTGCCAGGGCCGCTTGCGTGCCCTGGAGCCACCCCCACGTGTACCGCTGGGGCGGAGTACCCATTTCACCGGACGTCCAGCTGAAAAACCTGGGTACAGGCGAGGTGGCGTTAGTGGCCACTTGCCCAGCTGTGAAGGCCAAGACTGTGATGCGTAATGTGGTCCATAAGTGCTGCGGCGCTGACGAGTCTTTCCGCAAACACTTCCGCCGTGACATCCCAGTCAAGGTGGTTGGGTCACTGTGTGATAGAGGCAAGCCAGCGACGTATTATGATGGGGACAAAGAGCTGACGGGTGAGGAGGAGCTTGGCGATGTGGGCTCAGTCATTACTGTAGTCCACGAGGAGCCATGCGGACTCTCCTATGTCTGGAGTGGTGTGCCAATCCAGGTGGATCGCTCTAGACAGCCCCCAGTTTCCCGTCCCCTGACAGCACATCTGCGCGCGCGCGCAGACAAGGTGTACGTGACCGACCCGCAGAACGTGCACGCGCGCATCGCTAAAGTGACCATTGAGCAGCGGGTGGCCCAAGAAGACCGGTACTTCAAGGACGCATACAACCTGGCCCTAGCAAAGGCAAATAAAGTGCTGTCGCCCGGCTACTCGTACGAGGAGGCGGTAGCCAAGGTACGCCCAGGCAGCGCGAAAGGCCACGTGGCAAAGCTTACGGTGGCTGACTTGAAAACTCCTCGAGGCAAAGAAGAGGTACTAAAGTGCTTGGACGGAATACGGACGGGAACCGTTCAGGCCCACTTCATGCTACGACCCAAAGCTGAGGTGTTCCCACAAACCCGACCAACTTTCAAGCCCCCTCGCCTAATCGTCTACCCATCGTTGGAATTCCGGGTCGCTGAAAAGATGATCCTGGGAGACCCAGCCGTGGTGGCAAAGGCTGTGTTGGGGCGCGCCTATGGCTTCCAGTATGCGCCGCACGAACGTGCACGTGTTTTGGTGGACATGTGGCGCTCCAAGAAGGTACCTGTGGCGTACACTGTCGACGGTACGTGTTTTGACTCGACAGTTACGCCCGAAGACATTGGTAGAGAGGCGGAGATCTTTGCCAAGGCATCTCCCGACCCGGTACTTGTGCGTCAGCTGCACACGCACTATGCTGGCAGCCCCATGGTGGACCCGTCGGGCAACATCGTGGGCTACCGGCATTGCCGTGCATCTGGCACGTTGACCACAAGTGCGGGGAATTCAATCACTTGTTACTTGAAGGTGAGTGCGGCCTGCCGGAAGGCCGGCCTCACAGACCCTAGCTTCCTCATACACGGTGATGACGTGCTAATCGTGTGTGAGAAAAAAGAGTACGACGAGAGCGACGCCCTTGGCGCAGCTCTTGCATCGTACGGGTACGACTGCGTTCCTACTAGGCACGCAGACCTCACTTCGGCTGAGTCGTGCTCGGCCTGCCTTGACGTGTGCCGTACCGTGCGCGGAGTCAAACACGTGCTACGGTGCGATATGCGGCGGGGCCTGGGCCGTGCCATGGCTGAGTACGGAGATCCAGTCGGTACAAGCTGGGGTTACACACTCAACTACCCTACCCATCCTGTGTCAATGTATGTCTTGCTACCTCTGCTCTTGCAGACAGCCCTTAACAATGGTGGGGGGGTCGGGCAGTCGGTTGTGGTGGACGTTCGAGGCAACAGCCTGGAGCTTCCATTGAATCGGCTTGGCTCGGCCATCCGCACCTTGCATGGTACTGACGCACTGGCCGTCACTGGCCATAGTGCTACTGTCTTGCAGGARACAGGTGAGTGCCTCCACTTCTTCGGGATGCGAGGCCTCAATCATTGGCGCCGGGTGCGCCGCAAGGTGAAGGTACGCCTACTCCGCGCTGGGCGCGAGTGGGCTGCCCTGGCCCGAGAACTGTTGTGGGACCCTGGGGACTGTGTGCCACCCGTGTTACGGGTGGACAGGTACGAAATCCCCGAGGACCTGTGGCAGCATTCTTGGGAAGGGTTGAGGCTCGTTCCAACTGAGCCTCACGGGTACAGGTGGTTGACACCCGCTCTGCTATGCGGCGTGGGTCTCTTCCTCCTACTTCTGTAA